CAAAGAAAGAGATAGAGAAATCCAAGACGATTATGAGTTTCGGAGAGAAACACTATATCAATTGATTGGTAAGGGTCAGGATGCTTTAGAAAATTTAATGCATGTTGCAAAGGAAAGTGACCATCCAAGAGCATATGAAGTCACAGGTCAATTGATGAAAACAACAGCTGATTTAGTCAAAGACTTAACTCAATTACAAATCGAAATGAATAAAATACAAAACGAAAAGAATGGCGGGGGCCCTAATAAGGTTATAAACAACAATTCTGTTTTTGTTGGTGATACCAATGAATTTTTAGAAATGTTAAAGGGTAAGAATAGAACATGAGTGAGTTTTATAATAATAACCCAAACTTGAAATCTGCCGGTATACAAATTCAATGGGATAAACAACAGGCAGAAGAATATGTAAAGTGTATGAATGACCCCATATACTTTATTAGGACATATGTTAAAATTGTAAACGTAGATTTGGGATTAATTCATTTTGATTTATATCCATTTCAAGAAAAAATGGTAAATAATTTTTATGAAAATCGTTTTACTATTTGTAAAATTGGGAGACAATCAGGAAAGTCAATTACATGTATTGCATTTTTTCTGCATTATATCTTATTTAATAAAGATGTTTCTGTTGCACTTCTTGCAAACAAACTCGCTACCGCTAGGGAGCTGTTAGGTAGATTACAAATGGCATATGAACATTTACCCAAATGGCTACAACAAGGGGTGGTTACTTGGAACAAGGGTAATATTGAATTAGAAAATGGCGCGAAAGTAATGGCTGCTGCAACATCATCCAGTGCAATTCGTGGTGGTTCTTTTAATATTCTATTTTTGGACGAATTTGCATTCGTTCCAAATGAGTTGGCAGAAGAATTTTTCAATTCAGTTTATCCTACAATTTCTTCTGGTCAATCAACAAAAGTTATAGTTGTATCAACACCACAAGGTATGAATCATTTTTACAAACTTTGGGTTGACGCAGAAGAAGGTAGAAATACATATGTACCAATTGAGGTACATTGGTCAGAAGTTCCAGGCAGAGATGCAAAATGGAAAGAAATGACCATTAAAAATACCAGTGAACAACAATTTAAGCAGGAATTTGATACGGAATTTTTAGGTTCTACAAACACACTTATTAATACCGCAAAATTAAAATCATTAGCATATAGAACTCCAAAAAGAATTTTGGAAAATGGGGATTTGAAAATATATGAAGCGCCAAAAGAAAATCATTTATATTTTGTTACAGTAGATGTAGCGAGAGGAAGGGGTGGAGATTATTCTGCATTTTCCATTTTTGATTCAACCGAAGTGCCATATAAACAAGTTGCTGTGTATAGATCAAATCAAATTCCACCAATGATATATCCAAATATTATTATGGCACTTTCCAGAGAATATAACGATGCTTATATTTTGGTGGAAATAAATGATGTGGGACAACAAGTAGTTGATATTTTATATCATGAAATGGAATATGAGAATATTATAAGTGTTCAAAATGATCCAAGAAAAGGACAGAGTATTTCTAGTGGATTTGGCAAAGCATTTACTTTGGGTATACGAACAACAAAAGCGACTAAAAAACAGGGATGTTTTAATTTTAAAAGTCTTATAGAAGAAGATAAATTACTTATTCCAGATTATGAAACTATAAATGAAATGAGTTCGTTTGTCGCAAAAGGACAAAAATTTGAAGCTGAAGCTGACAGAACTGATGATTTGGTAGATACTTGTATTTTATTTTCGTGGATGACCACAGAGACATATTTTAAAGACCTCTGTAATATAGATACAAGAAGAGAGATATATGATGAAAGAATCAGAATAATGGAAGAAAATATGTTGCCTTTCGGTTTTATACGAAGTGGGGCAGACATTGAAACATTTGTAGATGCAGAAGGTGATATGTGGGTAGTTGACTAAATCTGTTTTTTTATAAATAAATTATGAAACATACAATAAAAGAATTTTTTATAGATACAAACAAACTTAATATAGAGGAGATGAAAAATGCCATTCCAAGTAAGTCCAGGCGTTAATGTTTCAGAAATCGACCTTACTGCTTCTGCACCAGCTGTCAGTACCTCAGATGGTGCAATGGTTGGTCAGTTTTCGTGGGGCCCTTCTAATGTAATTCAAAATATTAGTTCAGAAACTGAATTGGTAAGCGTTTTTGGTAAACCAAACGCCACAAATTACAAATCTTGGTTCACTGCAGCCAATTTTCTTGCATACTCAAATTCTTTAAAAGTTGTAAGAGCATTGGGTACTGGTGCGCTGAATTCGATTTCTGGTACAAAAGTATCAAGTTCCGCATTAGATGGTCAAAATACAGAAAGTGGAGTTGACGCAACAAACGCAATTCCTTTCACTGGTGATGCTGCTGTTACGCAAGTATCAGATGGTGATGGTACAACAACCGTATTTACAATCACTGACCCAGCTGATATGACAGATAGAACCGCGACCGTTTCGGTTGATGGAAGTACTCTAACAGATGGTGTCGGATTCGTAAGAACAGGAAATAGTATTGATTTTGCTGCTGGTACATCACCGCACGGCGCGCCTCAAGCTGTTGTTGGTAATGTTGTAATCACCATTGCAGCAAGAACTCAATTTACTCTTTCAAGAGATACATACGAATCTGATGTTGTTGTTAGAATTGATACAGTAGTACAAGATGCGTCTACATATTCTTCAACTGGCGCTGTATTAACATTCAACGCTGCGCCAGCAGATGGTGCTTCAATCGAAGTTGATATTCCAGCCAGAACTAAATTTGTAGTCACTGAAACTATTGAAACTACAGATAGTCTTACTGTCAAACTCGACAATGTAACTCTTGCACTTACAACAGATTACACGGTTAGTGGACAGACAGTAACTTTTGTATCCGCGCCCACAAGTGGACAAACAGTTACACTTCAAGTTTTTAGTGCTGCTGTTGAAAGTTTCCAATACGGAACACTTGTAGCACCCATTGGTAACGAAGATGATCTTTCAGTTCATGATACTGGCCAAGGCGGTGATGCAGTATTTGGCGCACGTTGTGCCGGTAAAAGAGGAAATAATTTAAGAGTTTATTTAGTGGACTCCGCTACATTTAGCGAATTACCGCAAGCATATCAAAATCTATTTGATGCAGCTCCAGGCACAAATGAACTGCATGTCATAGTCGAAGAAAATGTCGCTATTGGTGATGGTGGATTTCAATGGAATGTTGTAGAAACACACTCTTTCCTATCAAAAGCAGGAAATGGAAAAAGAGCTGATGGAACTAATGTTTATTATGTAGATGTGATTAGAGAACAATCTGGTTTCATTTGGCCACTTAATCATCCAGAAGATCTTGCATGGGGAACAGATGTTGCAAATGGCGATGCGGCACTGCCGTCTTTGTCCGAAATGTATTATTCTCCAATGTCAGGCGGTAATGATGGTGTTACACCAACTGTTGGTACTGTTTCGAGTGCATTTGATTTGTTTGCGGATTCAGAGACAACTGACGTATCACTTCTTTTGTTGGGTGAGTGGGGAGAATTTGGTGGAAATGCAGATAACAGAAACACTATTCTCGCACACCTTATCTCTATAGTTGAGTCGAGAAAAGATTGTGTTGCGATACTTTCCGCATCTTGGGCTTCCGTTCAGTCAAAGAATGCAAGTAATGTAATTAGTTCATTTAATGATTTGGCCAGTAATTATGCATTCGCAGATTCAAACTGGAAATATCAGTACGATAAATACAATGACGTATATCGCTGGGTTCCAATGAACGGTGATGTTGCTGGTTTGATGGCTCGCACAGACAGTGAAAGAGATGCGTGGTTCTCTCCAGCAGGATTTAACAGAGGCATTATTAAAAATGTTGTTAAACTTGCATGGGCACAAAATAAAACTGATAGAGATGATCTTTACAAAAAGGCAATTAACCCTGTAGTAACATTTCCTGGCCAAGGCACCGTCTTGTTTGGTGATAAAACACTTACCACTAAACCAAGTGCATTTGACAGAATTAATGTTCGTAGATTGTTTATCGTACTTGAAAAATCTATTGCAGCTGCATCTAAGTTTACACTCTTTGAATTCAACGATGAGTTTACACGTTCGCAGTTTGTAAGTTTAGTAGAACCATTCTTGAGAGATGTAAAAGGCAGACGTGGTATTTATGATTTCCTAGTTGTTTGTGACGAAACAAACAATACTGCTGGTGTAATTGATAGAAATGAATTTGTTGGGGATATTTTCATTAAACCAGCACGTTCTATCAATTTCATTCAACTGAACTTTGTCGCCGTACGTTCTGGTGTAGCTTTCGAAGAAATTATTGGAACAGTTTAAAAAAAGTATTATAAATAAAACTAAAGACCTAGAGGAGAACTAAAATGGCATTTAATATAAGTGATTTCAAAAGTCGCTTGAAAAATGGCGGGGCGAGACCAAATCTTTTTGAAGTTCAGATTAACAATCCAGTAAATACTGATGCGGATGCTCTTTCTAATTTCATGGTAAAGGCTGCACAAATCCCCGGCTCAACTATTCCAGCCATTGATGTACCATATTTTGGTAGACAAGTTAGAATGGCAGGAAATAGAACTTTTGAACCTTGGACTGTAACAATCTTAAATGACGAAGACTTTTCTATCAGAAATGCTCTCGAAGAGTGGATGGGTTCAATTAATGGACACGAAAGTGGTACACAACTGAATAATCAGTTAGTTTATAAATCAAGAGATTCTTATGTAACTCATTATGCGAAAAATGGAAAAGCGATTGCAACTTATAATTTTACAGGCATTTTCCCAACAGAATTGGGTGCTATCGAACTAGCATGGGATAATAATGACCAGATTGAAGAATATACTGTAACATTTGCTTATGATTTCTGGACACATGATGATGTGGCAGTAAGATAAGTATTTAAAATGGATGTGAGGTGAATTATATATGGCTGTCAAACTATTTGGCTTTGAAATAAGTCGTCCAAAAGAACAAGAAAGAGAACTCAAATCATTTGTACCAAGAGAAACGGTCAATGATGAGGGTTCTCTTACAGTTCAATCAAACTTTTATGGAACATATCTAAATCTAGATAATAACGCAAAGAGTGATTCCGAACTCATTGATAGATATAGGGATATGTCAATTCATCCAGAAGTAGATTCTGCAATCGATGATATTGTCGCAGAAGCTATTGTTAATGATACAGATGAATATCCTATTAAACTTCTTACTAAAAATGTAAACCAGTCAGAAACTGTAAAGAAAACAATATCCGAAGAATTTAGTAAAATTCTACGGTTGATGAAGTTTAGAGAAAATGGTTATGATATTTTTAGAAATTGGTATATAGATGGTAGATTATATTATCACATTATAATCGATCCAAACAAACCAAAAGAAGGTATTAAAGAATTAAGAAAAATCGATCCAAGAAAAATTAAAAAAATTAGAGAGATCGAAAAGAAAGATAGAAAACAAGGCGAAACAAATGTATCCCTTATTTCCAATGTAAAAGAATATTACATTTACAATGATAAAGGTATAATTAACGGAGACACTGCTGGTGGTATTCCTATCACACTCGATTCCGTTGCATATTGTCCATCTGGATTAAAAGATGGAAAAAGAAATTATGTCATTGGACATTTACATAAAGCTATCAAACCACTTAATCAGTTAAGACTTGTAGAAGACTCCGTTGTAATTTATAGATGGTCAAGAGCACCAGAACGTAGAGTGTTTTATATTGATGTTGGTAATTTACCTAAAATGAAAGCCGAACAATATCTTAACGATATAATGACAAAATATAAAAATAAAATTGTTTATGACGGTAGTACTGGCGAAGTAAGAGATGACAGAAAACATCTTTCCATGTTAGAAGATTTTTGGTTTCCGCGCAGAGAGGGTGGTAGGGGAACTGAAATTGAGACACTTCCCGGCGGATCAAATCTTGGGGAAATGGACGATGTAATTTATTTCCAAAAGAAATTATACAAGGCACTAAATGTTCCAATCTCTAGACTTGAACCAGAAAACAGTATTCAATTGGGTAGAGCTACTGAAATTTCAAGAGATGAATATAAGTTTAATAGATTTATTGTAAGATTAAGAAATTCGTTTACAGTTCTGTTTATGGATTTGTTAAAGAAACAATTAATCATTAAAGGTATCATTTCTCCAGAAGATTGGGAAGAACTATCAGAAGAAATCATTTTAGATTATACACAAGATTCTTATTACACAGAAATTAAGAATACAGAAATGATTAGAGATAGAATCACATTAGTTGGAGAGATGGCAGATTTTGTTGGTGTTTACTATTCAAAAGATTGGATACGCCGTAATATATTAAAAATGTCTGATGATGAAATAAGAGAAATGCAATCACAGATGGATTCTGAAAAACCAGAAGAACCGACCCAAGAACCATCCGATGAAAATAACTTATAGGAGTGAAAAATGAGTGATAAATCAGAAAATATAAATAATAACATCACGTCAGATGTTGTAGATAATATCGTACTGGGTAATGTGTCGAAAGCGAAAGACGAAATTCACGATATTTTGAAACATAAAATATCTGGTGAAATAGAAGATTATAAAAAAGAGTTTGCAGCAACTATTTTTGCAGACGAACCATCAATCGAAGATATCGAAGTAGACGATGTAGATTTAACTGACGAAACAAATGTAGATGATGTTGAAATAGAAACAGAAAAAGAGGCATAAAATGTTAAGTTTTTCGGAGTATCTTGCAGACGATCTAGACGAAGCAATAAAAAGAAAAGTTGTTGTTCGTCAGGGTAAAAGAAAAATTAAATACGTTTCGGATAGGCCGGGATATTATGTCAAAAACAAACGCGAAATTAAAATTGGTGCCAGTGATGCTATTAAGATGAGTATTAGAAATAAGAAATCTGCTCGCAAGAGAAGAGGTAAAGTTGCTATTTCAAATATGAAAAGAAATAGATCAAATATGAAAAGGACAGGACTATGAAACTCATAACCGAAGTTATAGAAGACATCAATATTGTCGAGTCTAAATCTGGCAATGATTTGTATATCGAAGGGGTATTCTTACAGTCTGATGTTAAAAACAGAAATGGTAGAATTTATCCTACTGATGTTTTAATGAATGAAGTAAATAGATATACGGAAAACTATGTAAATAAAAACAGAGCGTTTGGTGAGTTAGGACATCCAGACGGTCCTACTATTAATTTAGAAAGAGTCTCGCATATGATTAAAGAGTTGAGACTGGAAGATAAGAATTTCATTGGTAAGGCTAAAATTATGACGGAAACACCTTATGGTGCAATTGTAAAAAATCTTATCAAAGAAGGGGCACAGCTTGGTGTTTCATCAAGAGGCATGGGTAGTGTTAAATCGTCAGGTGGCGCTAATGTTGTACAGAATGATTTTTATCTTGCAACAGCTGCTGATATCGTTGCAGATCCATCTGCGCCGGACGCATTTGTTAATGGTATAATGGAAGGTAAAGAGTGGATTTGGGACAATGGTATCATTAAAGAAGCTACTATCGACTCCTATTCACAGGAATTGAAAGAAGCGAGAAAGTCTCAACTTGAGGAAACAAAGATTAACTTATTCAAAAACTTTTTGTCGAGTTTGTGATTTTTATAAATAAATATAATTGTAACAATTTTTAAAGTCGTAATAGGAGACCTAAAATGGCAGATAAAGAATTAGAAATCAACGAAAATGAAAATGTTGAAGAATCTGTTGTTGAAGAAGAAGTAACTGTAGAAGAAACAGTTGTTGAATCTGAAGAGTCAGCAGAAACTGATATTGTCGAGGAAACTTCTGAAACCAAAGAGATCGTCGAAGATGGTCACGAGGATGATGAGGAAGAAGACGATGAAGAAGATAAAGAAAAGAAACCAATGAATGCATCATATGGTAATAAAATGGCCTCAAAGAAAAAGGTGGCCAAAGAAGACATTGATGTAAAAGAGCATATCGATGCAATGCTCTCTGGACAAGATCTATCGGAAGAATTTAAAGAGAAAGCTCAAACTATCTTTGAAGCCGCAGTACTTGAAAAAATTAATGAAGAAGTTGAAAAACTAGAAGAAGAATACAAAGAAACTCTCGAAGAAAATTTGGTAGAAATTCGTACCGAAATTTCTGAAAAAGTAGATGAGTATCTAACCTATATTGCAAAAGAATGGTTAGAAGAAAACAAACTTGCTGTTGAAAACGGATTGAAATTGGAAATCATGGAAAATTTCCAAAAAGGTCTCAAGGCAGTATTTGTTGAAAATTATGTAGATATTCCAGAAGAGAAACTAGACCTCTATACCGAGTCAGTTTCAAATCTAGAAGAAACCGAAACTAAATTGAATGACGAAATCAAAAAGTCAGTTGAACTTTCAAAAGAAGTTGAATTGCTACAAAAAGAAATTGCAGTTCGTGACATCACCGAAGGTTTGACATTGACGCAATCAGAAAAACTTCGTTCACTTAGTGAGGGTATTGATTTTGTTTCTACAGAGGACTTTAGTGAAAAACTAAAAGTGCTCAAGGAAAACTATTTTCCTTCAGACGAAGTTGAAGTAACTACTGAGATTTCTGATGAGACAGAAGCAGAAACTGCGCTAGAAGATTCTCCTGTTGTAATTCAAGAGGAAGCTTCCAAACAACCAAGTAAATACACAAATATGGATGCCTATGCTGCCGTTTTGTCAAGATTTGCTAAAAATTGAAAATTTATAAATAATATTGAAGTTATAAACTGAAACTAAACTTTTAACAAGGAGACTAAGATGTATACAGAAATGCATTTGTCAGACAAACTTCAGGAGAAGTGGAAGCCGATCATTGAGCATCCTGATCTTCCAGAGATTAAGGATACTTACAAAAAGGCGGTTACTGCAATTCTCCTAGAAAACCAAGAAAAGGCAGCTGCAGAAGAAGCGGCAATGCTTAACGAAGTAAACATTGTTGGTGCCGGAATGTCACCAACGGCTGGAGAAGGTAACATCAAAGGTATGGACCCAGTCCTTATTTCTTTGGTTCGCCGGTCAATGCCAAATCTGATGGCATACGATCTGCTCGGTGTTCAACCAATGTCAGGACCAACTGGTTTGATTTTCGCAATGCGTTCGCGTTACGAATCACAAACTGGTTCAGAGGCATTCTATAACGAAGCAGACTCTGATTTCTCAGGTACTGGTACTCACGCATCTACGGATCCATTCGCAGGTATGGTATTTGCAAATGGTACACCTGTTGATGTGACTAATGCTACACACTCATCTGGTGTTGGTGGTACTACAGCCGAAGCTGAAAGACTCGGTGACGGTAACGCAAACAACATGGGTACGAGTGGACACTTCAACCAAATGGCATTCTCAATTGAGAGAATTACTGTGGCCGCAAAGTCACGCGCTCTCAAAGCAGAATACACAATGGAACTCGCACAAGACTTGAAAGCAGTTCATGGACTGGATGCAGAGTCTGAACTTTCTAACATTCTCTCAACTGAGATTATGGCAGAAATCAACCGCGAAGTTATCCGCACAGTATACTCAAGTGCAGTTATTGGTGCAGCTGGAACTGTTAAGCCAGGTGTCTTTGACTTGGGTGCTGATGCAGACGGACGCTGGAGTGCAGAGAAATGGAAAGGTCTTCTTTTCCAAATCGAACGCGAAGCAAACGCAATTGCAAAAGCAACTCGCCGTGGTAAGGGTAACATGCTCATCTGTTCTTCAGATGTCGCTTCAGCTCTCTCAATGGCCGGTGTACTTGACTACAACCAAGCTCTTGCAGTAAACAATGGTATCTCAGTAGATGACACCGGACAAACTTTTGCTGGTATCCTCAACGGTAAGATGCGCGTTTACATTGACCCATATTTTGACGCTGCTGGTTCATATGAACTCGCATGTGTTGGATATAAAGGTACTTCACCATATGACGCAGGTCTGTTCTATTGCCCATACGTTCCACTACAAATGGTTCGTGCAGTTGGACCAGATACCTTCCAACCAAAAATCGGATTTAAAACACGTTACGGTATTGTTGCAAATCCATTTGCTGGTGGTGGTAATGCAAACAGTGGTGCAATCGCTGACCGCGCAAACCAATACTACAGAATGTTCCGCGTGGACAATCTGCTCAAAGTATAATAACAATAACAATATACTTTCAAAAACTAAGGGGGCTTTTGCCCCCTTTTTTCATTATAAATATATGTGAAGGAGAAAAGTATGTTACTTAATACAGATAACTTTAACAAGTTTAATTCTCAAACATTTAGTTTGGACATAAGCAAATGTCCGATGGTTTCTGACTATGTACAGTCTGTGTCTGTGCCTGGACTAACTCTTGGCGAAGCTATTGCGGGCACACCATTTAGCGACAGAAAAGAACCGGGCGATAAAATTATATTTTCTGTGTTGTCTTTAACTGTCATATTAGATGAAGAACTTAAAGTTTGGAAAGAAGTATATGATTGGATAAATGGTTTAGGATTTCCAGAAAGCTTTTCTCAATACAAAAATTTTAATCCAAACGCAAAAACAATATTATCACCAGCAGAAGCATTTTCTGATGCATCACTTTTGTTATATACAAGTCAACAAAAACCATTTATGAAATTAAAGTTTTATGATTTATTTCCAATTGCTCTGGGTGATATCCCATTATCTTTTGGTGAAACTGGAGATGAGTTTTTATCTGTTGTTATGGATTTTCAATATAGAAGTTATGAAGTTGAATTGATAGATTAAGATGGCGAATATAAAGGATTTAATTGAAGAGTCTAAATCGGACATTAAAATTGATTTCCTTTCACTAGAGAATGAAATGACAAAAAACCCAAACTTATTGGGAAAATGGTTAGAATATCATCAAGTGCAAAGGTCAAAATTAGTTTTATTAGAGACAGAGCACAAAAGACTCGTAGCACTCAAAACAAAATATTACATGGGTAAAATGGACGACGACCAAAGAGAAAATCTTGGTTGGGCTCTTGAAGGCACAAAAGTTTTGAAGGCAGATTTATTTATGTGGATGGATTCGGATGACGAAGTAATTCTATCTAAACATAAATTAGAAGCACAAACACAAATTGTATATTTCATAGAAAAAACAATAGATCAAATATCTGAAAAGAAATGGACAATAAAAAACTATATTGAATGGAAAAAGTGGACTGAAGGTGGTTAATAAAGTAATCGTTACAAAACTAAATGAAGTTTTTTGTGAAGTAGATAGTGATGAGTTTTATATTCTAAAAGAACTTGTCGAATATTTTACTTTTAAAGTCCCTGGCGCAGAATTTATGCCTGCGTACAGAAATAAACTTTGGGATGGTAGAATTAGATTATTAAATCCAAATAATAAAAAAATATATCTTGGACTTGTAAATAATATAAAAAGATTTTGTGAAAAAAATAATTATGAATTTGAATATGTAAACGATGAAAATAAAATAGATTTTACAGATAATGATTTAAAATCTTTGACAGATATGATAGATCCACACTCTCAGGGGAAAAAGATAGAGTATAGAGACTATCAGTTAGAGGCCGTAAAGTATTCTATACAAAACGACAGAGGTCTATTAATTTCTCCTACAGCTTCTGGCAAGTCTTTAATTATATACACTCTTGTTAGATTTTACAATATGCATCCAAATGTAAAAGGTAAAAAAATTCTTATCATTGTTCCAACAACTTCATTAGTTACACAGATGTATGGCGACTTTAAAGATTATGGATGGGACGTAGAAAAGTATTGTCATAAAATTTATCAAGGCGAAGAAAAGGCGACAAACAAAAAAGTAGTTATATCTACGTGGCAGTCTATCTATAAAATGGGTAGACAATACTTTGACCAATTTGGTGTTGTGATTGGTGATGAATGTCACTTATTTAAGGCTAATTCCCTTACAAAAATTATGGAGAAACTTTCTAATTGTAAATATCGATTTGGTACGACAGGTACATTAGATGGAACAAAGACACATAAACTTGTATTGAATGGTTTGTTTGGAGATGTTAAAGTTGTAACATCCACTAGAAAACTTATTGACAGTAAAACTCTTGCAGATTTTAAAATTAAATGTTTAGTTTTCAAATATCCAGACGAAATGAGAAAAGAGAATAAAGGTAGAAAGTATAAAGATGAAATAGATTTTATAATTGGTAATGAAAAAAGAAATAAGTATATTACAAATTTAACGCACTCTTTATCTGGTAATACTTTACTACTATATAACTATGTAGAAAAACATGGAAAACCATTACATTCTATGTTAGTAGATAAGATAGAAAATAGTTTAGATAATAAAAGACCATGTTTCTTTGTCGCCGCTGAAACAAAAGCTGAAGTCAGAGAAGAAATTCGTAGTATCACGGAAAAATCAAGCAATGCAATTATCGTTGCATCTTATGGTACTTTTTCTACGGGTGTAAATATTAGAAATCTTCATAATATTATTTTCGCATCTCCTTCGAAAAGTAGAATTAGAAATCTACAATCTATAGGAAGAGGCCTTAGAAAGGGCGATAATAAACAAGTTGCAACTCTGATAGATATTGCAGATGATTTAAAACACAAGACATATATTAACTTTGCGTTAAGACACTTTATTGAACGCATAAATATATACAATGAAGAAAAATTTGATTTTCAAGTTTATGATGTTAATTTATATAAGGAATAATAATGACCTTAGAAACAGAAAATACTGAATATTGTGTTATTAAATTATATAACGGTGAAGATATAATATCTCAAGTTTCAGGCCTAAAAAACCTTCAAAATAATATTGTTTATTTAATAGATCCATATACTATTAAAATCTTTAATGGACCTGCAAACACAGGGTATCAACAAATTGCAATTACTAAATGGAATCCTTTTACACATGACGAAAAAATTGCTTTAAGTTTAGATAATGTTTTAACAATATCTAATGTAAAACCCGACCTGTTAGAATATTACATCAGAGTCAGTGTAAACGAACACAGAGAAGAACCTTTAATAGAACAAGAATTAGAAAAAGAAATCGAAGAAGATAGCTCTGAAGAAGCGAATGAAGCGTTTGACAGGATAGTAGAAATGATTAAAGCTAAGAGAAATATAACATTTCACTAATCCTTATTATCAATGGTCACCGACCATTATACACAAGTCAAGCGATTTGTCAATAGATTTTTTGGTATTGACAAAAAAATATTTTTGTGATATATTAGTATAAATTTGAGGTGAAATATGGCAAAGAAAACCAAACAACATTATGTTGACAACAAGGCCTTACTTGCGGAAATGATTAAATTTCGCGCTGAAGTACAAGAGGCGAAAGAAAAAAACTTACCTAGACCTATAGTATCAAACTATATTGGCGACTGTATCATGAAGATTGCAGAGCATTTATCATACAGGCCTAACTTTATCAACTACACATATAAAGAAGATATGATATGTGATGGGATTGAAAATTGTTTGTTATACATTGATAATTTTGACCCTGATAAAAGTAAAAATCCATTTGCATATTTTACTCAAATTATTTATTATGCATTTATTCGTAGAATTCAAAAAGAGAAAAAACAAATGTATGTAAAATATAAATCACTTGAAAATGCAGATTTGATCGAAGAGATAATGCATTCTAGTGATGGTAGTAAAGTAAAGAATACTTATTTGGATTTTATTCAAACAAATATGGGCGATTTTTTAGAAGAGTTTGAGCAGTCACAAAGAAACAAAAAAAATAAACGTGGTAGAAAGTCTAAAGAAGAGGCCAATAGTATATAATGAAAATTGCTTTATTGACTGACACACACTTCGGTGCTCGAGGTGACTCTGTGTTATTTTACGAATATATGATGGAATTTTATAAGAATGTATTTTTCCCCACTATAAAAGAAAGAAAGATTGACACTCTCATACATTTGGGTGATGTTGTTGATCGTAGAAAGTTTATTAATTTTAATATTCTTAATAGAATGAAAAAAGATTTTATTCGAGAGTTGGAAAACCATAACTTAGATACCTATTTCATTGTTGGCAATCACGACACCTACTATAAAAATACTAATAAAATAAATGCAATGGAAAATATTTTGAGTGGTACGGATGCAAACTGGAATCCAAGAGTCATTTCTGAACCAGAGACAGTAAAAATAGGTAATACTGATGTATTTTTATTACCTTGGATAAACTCAGAAAATTATGATGATAGTATGAAGGCTATTAAAAAAACAAAATCAAAAGTTTGTTTTTCTCATCTAGAGCTTGCCGGATTTGAAATGATGCGTGGTTTGCGAAACGAAGGTGGTATGAGTTCAGAAATCTTTAAGAAATTTGATATGGTATGCACTGGACATTTTCATTGCAAATCTATGCAAGGAAATATTACATATCTTGGGACTGCTTATGAATTGTTTTGGTCGGATTATAAAGATACAAAAGGATTTCATATCTGGGACACAGAAACAAATGAGTTGGAATACATTGTAAACCCACATAGAATGTTTTATAAAGTTTGGTACAAAGATGATATGAAACTTGATCTTGATTCTATGAAAGGGAAATATGTAAAACTTATAGTTGAGGACAAACCAAACCCATATAAATTCGATGTTTTTGTTGACAAATTATATAAGTCTGACATTGCAGACATTAGTATTATAGAAGATGATGTGGATGTTGATTATGAAGAAGTTGATAGTGAAGATGTCGCAGAGGATACTATGGGCCTCCTGTCAAAATATATTGATAATTACGAAATTGATATTGACAAAACAAAATTAAAGAGTATAATGAATGACCTATACATTGCGGCATTGAGGGGTGATTGATGCTTACTTACACATTCGAAGATTTTATGAAAGATTGTTTTGGTAATTATTCAAAACCTACTTTAGAACAATTTAGAAATGAGTCCAGACTTACTTATAATGCCGGTGATGTTTCGTTGGCAGATTTTGCAAACAAGTTGGATGACAATGACTATCGAAAAGTAGAGTTTAACCAATGGTCGGAAACTCTGTATACCGCATATATTGTAAACTTTGAAGTAATGATGAAAAAGTGGTTTACTGCACATGCATCAGTTGATAATATAGAAAAGTATTTAAGATATTCGGTTGAGCCAAGTAAGTACAAAATTGAAGATGGATTTATAATTGATGGTAGAAAAGAGATAACCAGCGGTAGATTACTCAGAAATATATCATATAAGGGCATTTACAAAGAGACTGCAAAAATAAACTCAAACGAGAAGGATACTTTACTAGGTGTATTTGATAATCTTATTAACAATAAATTCAGTGTGTCTGCTGTGGTTACTCCAAAAGTCTCAGAGTTCTTATCCTCTGGTAACTATGACAGTTTATTCGCTATGTTGCGCGGCACCGCTAATCGCGCTTCTATATTCAATCCTTACACATACTCATGGATATTAAAAAATGTATTTCCAGATGGTAAAAAACTTTTATCTCCTGTATTAAGTTGGGTAACGCCAGTAATTGGTGTTGCAAATTCAAACTATGATGAGTTGGTTGCAATTGATGTAATACCAGAAGTAGTTGACAAGGCCGAACAATTACATCAATACAGCGAGGGTATGAGAAATACTTGGTTTGGTGATGATGGAAAGGAAGGTACATTTTATTGTTGTCCATCAGAAAAACTTGACGAAAGACATAACTTCACTGAAAAGTATTCAGAATATTTTGATTTAGTATTTTTCTCACCGCCATATTACAATCTGGAAATTTACAGTGGTGGGGAACAATCGCACGAAACATGGAAAACATATGAGGAATGGTTGGATGGATATTGGAAACCCACTGTTGAATTGTGTTACAAATGTCTCAAACCAGGCTCTAAGTTTAGTTTTGTTATCGTCGAAGATTATTCCGAGTTAAATAAGAAAAGAATTCCTATCAGTGATGATATGAAAAGAATTGCAGAGTATTATTTTAAATATGATAAACTGATTCATATCTCTTGGGGTGGATTTAGTGCAACCAAGATTGCAAATGAAAAAAGAAAAAATCTATTAGAAAATGTACACATTTTGACAAAGGAATAATATGTTAGAGTTTCAATCGATAAAATGGAAAAATTTTCTTTCCACAGGAAACAACTTCACCGAAGTCGCTCTCAATAAATCTTCGACTACACTTATCTTGGGTACTAATGGTGCTGGTAAATCTACAATACTAGATGCATTGACGTTTGGTTTGTTTGGTAAACCTTTCCGTAAAATTAATAAACCACAACTTACAAATAGTATCAATGATAAAGATTGTTTAATTGAAATTAATTTTCAGATAGGCAAAACAAAGTATATGGTTCGCAGAGGTATCAAGCCTACAATATTTGAAATTTATCATAATGGTAAGTTAATAGATCAAGATTCGAAGGCAAAAGATTATCAAAAATATCTAGAAGAAAATATTCTTAAATTGAATTACAAATCATTTACGCAAACAGTAATTTTGGGTAGTGCAACATTTGTTCCTTTTATGCAATTAAATGCAAATGATCGCAGAGATATTATTGAAGATTTGTTGGACATCAAAATATTTTCGATCATGAATGAAAATTTAAAACAAAGACAATCGTTACTAAAAGATGATATTGATACAAACACTTTAGAAAGAGATAAAATAGAATATTCCATTGATATGCAAGAAAGGTATATGGAAAACGCTGCAAAAAATAAAGCAAAGAAAATAAAAACTAATAATGAAAAAATTTCAGAAAAAGAAACTGAAGTATCTTCTGCATTTGATGAGATAGAGATAATCAATTCAAAAATAATTGAGTTGACAGAATCTATTTCTGATTTTGATGACGTAAAGAAAAAACAAAATAAACTTGACAACCTAGAAAGTCAATTAATTGCGACTGGTAAAAAACATAAAAAAGATATAGATTTTTTTGAGACAATAGAAACTTGTCCTTCTTGTAAACAGTCTGTTGAAGATGAACATAGATGTAACATTGTAGATGATAAAAAGTCTAAGATTGAAGAAATCAATACTGCCGTTGAAAAGTTGTCTAAACAATTTAAAGTAGTAAATAGTAGATTGAGTGAGATTACAACAGTACAAGATGAGATTTACAAACTCAATTCAAAAGTTACAGAAAATAATACAACTATAAGAATGATTCAAAAAAACATCAAAGAGATTCAAGAAGAAAATGACGAATTAAATAACGATGAAACATCGATTACAGAATTAAAGAAGGAGATGAAAAAACTTACTACGTCACTTAGTAAGTTGGATATTAAAAGAAAAGAGCTTGTTGAACAAAGAGAATATTATAATGTATCTTCTATGTTACTAAAAGATACTGGTGTTAAAACTTCCATTATCAAATATTATCTGCCAAAAATGAATGGTTTGATTAATAAATATTTAAAAGAGATGGATTTTTATATTAACTTTACTATGGATGAAAAATTTAGTGAAAATATCAAATCTAGAGGCAGAGAAAATTTTTCTTATGCGTCATTCTCTGAGGGCGAAAAGATGCGTATCGATCTTGCGTTACTCTTTACTTGGAGGGCGATTGCAAAGATGAAAAATAGCGTCAATACTAATTTATTAATACTTGATGAAGTATTTGATAGCAGTTTAGATAATTCCGGCACAGATGAGTTTTTGAAACTACTGAACACTTTGGGTGGCAATAATGTATTTGTTATTAGTCATAAAGGTGAAATATTGTATGATAAATTTCATAGTGTTATTAAATTCGATAAGGTGAAAAACTTTAGTCAAATTGTACAGGAAAAATGATAAGATATTTAAGTAGAGTTTTTGTTGCATTTTCTATATTTTTAAATAGTTTAGTTGGTGGGAAAAATAATCAAACACTTTCTGCACTGCAATATGAAAGAAAAAGAAAAGGTAAGTTTAATATATGTTTTTTGATAGATTTTATTTGGCTTTGGGAAGGTAAAGACCATTGCCTTGAGGCATGGATAAAGTGGCAAATAATAAATAATGCAATGAGTGAATACGAAAAACTAGCAGAAAAATATTATAGGAAAGCGGTTGGTTATGAAAAACGTGATACATTTAGAAGATTTTAAAAATATTATAAATGAGTATGAATATGATTATATTTTTACTTCTCCACCAGATTTCGAAGAAATAGGAACAGATCCCGGCAATCCAGAAAAATACCAAGAATTTTTATTGGATATTTTTGGTCGGGCCAATCCAAGAAAAAAAATTATTACAGTAGCCTTTACAGATCGTAAATTTAATGGTACAATAGTTCCTAAGAGTTCGATTCTAAAACATTCAATGCTTGCGATTGGTTATAAATTGTTGTCGCACAAAATATGGGTAAAGAGTACAAAAATTGATATGTTTAGATTGACTTATGGTAATGTTTTGACTTTTGGAAAAGGTAAAGTGAAACAAAATATGAATAAAGAATTTAAACCAGATGTTTGGTTGGATGGTAGAGGCAAATATAAAAAATATCCATATGGTATGCCGGTTGATGTTCCAAGAAAGTGTATCTTAAATTATACACAAGAAGGTGACATTGTATATGATCCATTTATGGGATCTGGCACGACTGCAATAGCTGCGATCAGAACGAATAGAGATTATATGGGAAGCGAACTAAATAGTTCTTATTGGAAACTGTGTAATGATAGAATAAGTGAGGAAACTACAAACTTAGATGGATTTTTAGATGGAAACTCATATAATAAAACAACAACAAATGTTGCAAGGGAATAGTTCGATGCCTTTCACTGAGGGAGATAAATCGTTGCAGGGCATATCAAAACAAATGCCTTTTACTGCACACACATATCCAAATGCAGAGAATATTATGCCACCCAAAACTGAACCTCGTAGAGTGGTAGAGGCAGCAACAAGAGCCTCAGTTAATATGGATATGTTAAAACAGTTTTATGAAAAACAACAAATGTGGTTAGGACTTGTAAAAAATCTAAAACTAAGAGCGTACATAGATCAAAAAATAGGAAACGAAAAAGAACAAAAGAGTATAGTGGACATTACCGTATGATTGAAACAATTGATAATTTAGATAATGAACTTTATAATGTATTAGACAAATGTAAAAACGCAGACGGATTACCTGTGATGGATAGTAATTTGTTTGGTAAAATTACCGAAGCTTACGGTAAAGAATTATTCAGAAAAGTACTTGCAAAGTATATTACAGATAATAAACCACCATTTCCATATAAAGAGTTTTCATACGAAGAGTTTGTAAACACTTTTCGTAAGTTAAGAAAAGTTGACTATTCTACATATATTCAACCACAAGAAAATATGCAAAAAGAAGTCTTAGAAAAGTATGACGATTACAAATATTCCTATGCAGAATATGGTTTGGGTATGATTGATGCTCCATCAACATTCAATGAGGCTAGTGATTACTTTCAAAACAAATTGCGAATGGCCTGTGGTTCATATGGATTTAGATCTCCAGTAGATAGATGGAATGAAGGAGACAATATTTGGGGGGTCTTTGGCCCAATCTGGCGGGGCGTGAATGACAGTTGGGAGTTAACACCTAAACAATATATGATGGCATTTCGCCTTGGTACATATATTGCCACGCAGTTTAAACCAATAGTGGCAAAGTGTATCTATGAGATGTCTAATGCAAAAACTGTTTTGGACACATCTATGGGGTGGGGAGATAGACTGTGTGGTTTCTTTGCCTCGAATTCTACTTACTATATTGGTTGTGACCCAAATCCAAATACATTTGAAAATTACAAACTTCAGGCTATAGAATATTCTAAACTCATTGGTAATCAATATAGTATTCATGAAGATGGTAATATGTGGGTATTAGATGGCAATTTAAAATCAGTAAGAATGTATCGCAGTGGTGCAGAAAATATGCCATGGGATGAAATTGAAAATGTAGATTGTGCATTTACATCGCCACCATATTTTTCTACAGAAAGATATAACGAAGGTGGTGAACATTCTGAAGATCAATCGTGGGCGAAATTTAATGAGTATGAGGCTTGGAGAGATGATTTTTATCTACCAGTTTCTGTAAATACATTTAATTCATTGAGTGATGGTGGACATATGTTGATTAACATTATGGATCCTAAAATCAAAGGTAAAAGATATCGCTCTGGTGATGAACTTGTAGATGAATTAAAAGATAATTTTTTAGGTCAGATTGGTATGAGAATTATGCAACGACCACAGGGTAAGTCGGTGTTTTCTGATGAAGATGGAAACTTTGATAAAGAAAAAATGAATAATTTTATGAACAAAGTTTATATGGAAAATGTTTGGACTTTTCGTAAGGGAAAGAGTGACTTAGATTTATTTCGACACAAAAGAGTTGTTAGTTTAGATAGTTTCTTTTAAATAGTGCTTGACAGAATCAGTAGAATATGGTTCAATATACTTGTGATTCGGGAGTTTATCTATGATTAGTTCTAATACAATGTTTACAAAAGAGTCTAAGACATTACTTGCAAAACTGATGTCCGAAGAAGATATTACGGTTGAACATCAAAACGTCGAAACTGCGATGTTTGATGTTAAACATCGTATATTGACACTACCAGTTTGGAAAGATATGAGTGAAGAACTTTATGACCTTTTGGTAGGACACGAAGTTGCACACGCACTGTTTACTCCCGCTGGCGAAGAGGCATTGACTGAAGCTTCCGCTCGTTCGTCACATGGTTTCGTAAATGTTATCGAAGATGCTCGTATCGAAAAACTACAGAAACAAAAGTTTGCTGGATTGCGGACCGCGTTTATCAAAGGTTATCAAGAACTTTGGGACAAAGATTTCTTTGGTGTCAAAGATGTTTCTCCTAGTAAAATCAATTTGATTGACCGTATCAATATTTGGTTTAAAGTTTCCGCAGCTCAGATGTTGGTTGAATCGGATTGGTTTAACGAAGATGAATTGCATTGGGTTCGTAAAATTGAAAAGTTAAAAACTTTTGATGAAGTTGCAGACCTTGCAGAAGAACTTTACAATTTCTTGAAAGACAATAAAGAAGATAACCAAACTCAAACTACCATGACAAATCCAATTCTTTTTGATGCAGATGAGTCTGACGAAGAAACACAAGATACTGGTTCAGACAATTCTGAAGAATCTGGTGACATGGAAGGCGGAGAAAATTCAAATAACAATGACACTTCGGAAGAAACATCTGAAACAGAAACTGAAGATGAGTCTGATACTGATGATATGAATGACGGTGTTTCCGAAGTAGAAACAGTTTCAGTTGTTGATAATGATGAATTAGAATCTAAAACTGATGATGCACTGCAACAGGGTCTGAAAACTATGGTTTCTACAGACTCAAGAAACAATTTTAAATATGCTAACATTACTCCTATCAAAAATTTGTCAAATCATGTTGTGCATTGGAAAACAGTTAGTGTTCAACTTGAAAACCAATTTAATGTTGACTCAACTAAAAATCTCTATGAAGAATTTCTAAAAGAAAATCAAAAGACAATTTCATACTTGGTTAAAGAGTTTGAAATGAAAAAGGCCGCCCGTGCTGCCGCCAATTCTACATCACATAAAAGTGGTAATATTAACTCTGGGAAACTTTGGAGTTATCAAATTAATGAAGACATCTTCCAACGCAAAGTAGTTGTGCCAGAAGGTAAAAATCATGGTATGGTTATGTTAGTTGATTGGTCTGGTTCGATGCATGGCTCTATGTATTCTACTATGAAACAAACTATCACATTAGCTACCTTCTGTCGCCGTGTTGGTATTGCGTTTGATGTTTTCAGTTTTAGTGACAATCCTGCCCATTGGAATGAAACAAAATCAAATGAAGATTTTCAAAATTACCTATCATCTGTGGATATCAACTCTTGGATCCCCAAAAAAGAAGTTGCTCTGCGCAACTTACTTTCTAGTGAAATGAATAATCAAAATTTCAAAAAGAATGCAAATTTACTTTTGCAACTTACTCGTTCTATGGATACTGGTTATGGATGGTGCCGGCCTAATTTGACGTATGATGATTATTGTACAACACCATTAAATGATAGTCTTTTGATTTTGCACCAACACATTCCAGTGTTTGTGAAAAAATCCGGTGTTGAAAAAGTCAACATGGTAGTATTGACAGATGGTGGTGACAATGGAACATCATATGTTTTACGTCATTCCACCAATGGCAAATATCTAGCCTGTGATATTAATAATTATCCTTGGCGCCGCCGTCAACAAATCATTCGAGATAAAATCCATAATAAAATTCTAGTTCATAATCCAGACGGTGGGCAATTTACTAGTGCAATGGTTGAACATATGCGAGATTGTCATAATATGAATGCAATTGGTTTTATGCTTTGTTCAAACAAACGTGAACTAAAATATGCGATGGAAAACTATGTTGCGGAAGAAACAATTTATAGTACCAAAAGTAAAGAATTGATGTCCAATGGTCGTAAAAAAATCCGCGAAAATGGATTTGTTTCTGTCACCAATGCCGGTTATAATAATTACTTTATAATCCAACCGACAGATACTAAAGACGAAAATTTGAATGTAAATTCTTCTATGACTAAAAGTCAAGTTGTTCGCAATTTTGCAAAACATAACAAGTCTAAAAAAACAAATCGCCAACTTTTGAACAAATTTGTTGAATTGGTGAAATAACTGCTTGACAATGCCGAGCATATGTGGTTCAATATATATGTAATTGATGATGATTCGTAATGAACGGAGTGAAAATATGAACTTAGAATCTCGCAAAACTTTTATCGAAGTTGCGCAACGCGAATTTAATACTGACGTATTATCTCGCACTCAAATCAACAATCTGGCAAAGGTACACAAATTGCCCGATCCTGCTTGGTTAAAATCTGATGAATATCGGGTTAGTCGTGGTAAATACAAATTACCACTAATGAATGATGGTGGAGTTGTTGTTAACGCTCCAGTCCACGTAACACCAGCTCCCTTGAAACAAGCAATGAGTGTTGACCTATCTCATTCTGAGTCTCTTGTTCCAGAGAAAGACCCTAACTTTGTCAAGTTTGGTTTTTTTGATGATCTCAAAACTATTATCAAATCAAAAATCTTTTATCCAGTTTTTATTACTGGTATGTCTGGTAATGGTAAAACATTCGGTACACAACAAGCTTGTGCTCAGTTGAAACGTGAATGTATTATTGTCCCTATCACTGTCGAAACTGATGAGTCAGACCTTCTTGGTGACAAAACTCTAATTGATGGTAATGTGACCTTTGTTGCTGGACCTGTAGTTCGTGCGATGGAATCTGGTGCAGTACTTGTACTTGATGAAGTTGACCTTGCATCAAACAAAATTATGTGTCTCCAGTCCATCATTGATGGTAAAGGTGTTTATCTCAAAAAAGATAATCGGTTTGTAAAACCAGCGCCTGGATTTACAGTTGTCGCAACTGCAAACACTAAAGGTAAAGGTTCTGATGATGGACGTTTCATCGGTACTAACGTAATGAATGAGGCGTTTCTGGAACGTTTCAAAATTACTTTCGAACAAGAATATCCATCACAAGTTGTCGAGAAAAAAATTCTCACAAAAGTGCTTGCATCTTTTGGACTACAAGATGATGAGTTTGTAGAAAATCTTACAGTTTGGGCTCAAACTATTCGCAAAACTTTTGCTGATGGTGGTATTGATGAAATTATCTCTACTCGCCGTTTGGTTCACATTGTCGAAACTTTCTCAATTTTCAAAGACCGTGTAAAGTCTGTAGAATTGTGTACTAATCGTTTTGACGAAGATACAAAAACTTCTTTTGTTGACCTATATCAGAAAATCTCTGATGATGTTTTTGAAACAGAAACATCAGAAGTAAACGAAGATTATGCTACAGAAGAAGATTGCCCATTTTAAAGGAGGAATATGATAGACTATAAATTTAACGAAGATGTATTGCTTGAGGAAATCAGGCAATACATTGATCTAACATACGATCAACATTACTCAAGTTCAAAACTACAATCGACTGAAGTTATCATAGACAATGGTCATGGTGCTGGGTTTTGTTTAGGTAATGTTGTAAAGTATTCTCAGAGGTATGGTAAAAAAGGCGAGACCGAAAAAGATTTCAGAAAAGACTTGCTAAAAATCATACATTATGGTATACTGGCGCTATACAATCATGATTTAATGTATGGAGAAAATGATGAGCATTAATCTGAAACATTCTGATAACTTGGATAGAGATTACAAAAAACTCAGCAAGGGCAGAAAAGAATATGTGAAAAAAATGGCTAGTAAAGAAAATTTGACCATTTCTAATTATCTTAAAATGAAATATGGAGTTATTGAAAATGAAAATAAGTGAACAAACTCAATTGGTTTTGCGAAACTTTGCAAATATCAATCAATCTATTCTAATTAATCCTGGCAATAGATTATCTACCATGTCGGTGATGAGAAATATTCTTGCATCAGCTGATATTGAAGAAGAGTTTCCTGTACAGTTTGGTATCTATGATTTGCCTCGTTTCCTTGGTAATTTGTCTATCTATCCAGAATTAGAATTCCATGAAAAGTATGTATTGATGTCTAATGGAAGTAAAACATATAAATTTATGGCAGCAGATCCATCTATCATTGTCCATCCAACAACCACATTTAAAATGGATGATTCTAAAAATAATCCAGATGATGCAAAAGAGATTAAAGATTATGATGTTAATGTGACTCTAACAAATGCAACTCTTTCCACTATTAGTAAAGTTGCGTCTATTAATTCTTTGCCTGATTATGCTCTTATGACAGAGGATGGTATAATTAATTTTGTTGCTCTAGATAAAAAATCAGATACAACTGATATTGCAAAAGAACCAGTTGGTGAAAGTAATGCAAACTTTCAAATGTATTTCCGAGCTGAGAATATGAAACTAATCGAAGGTGATTATAATGTTTCTGTTTCGAGGAATAAAATTTCAACATTCCGACATCATATAAAGGCAATTCAATATTGGGTGACTCTCGAACAAGATTCGAAATACGAAGATTGAGAGGTAGGTAATGAGTGAATTTTTGTGGGTTGAAAAATATCGCCCTAAAACTATAGATGAATGTATCCTACCAAATGATCTTAAATCTACATTTAAAGAGTTTGTAGAAAACAAAGAATTGCCCAATTTGTTATTGTCAGGTTCTGCCGGTGTTGGTAAAACAACGGTTGCAAAGGCTCTGTGTAATGAAATGGGTCTTGACCACATGTTAATTAACGGTTCCGAGGATGGAAACATAGACACTCTCAGAACTAAAATTAGACATTATGCCTCCACTGTTAGTTTCTCAAGTGATGGTAAGGTGGTCATACTTGATGAGGCTGATTACCTTAATCCACAGTCAACACAGCCTGCGCTACGTGGGTTTATAGAGGAGTTTGCTGGTAATTGTAGGTTTATTCTAACGTGTAATTTTAAAAATCGCATAATCGAACCTTTACACAGTAGATGTTCTACAATTGAGTTTAAGATTTCAAATTCTGAAAAAGATAAGATAATGGCATCTTTCTTTAAAAGAGTGTGTAATATCTTAGTGGATGAGGGTGTGGACTTTAACAAAATAGTTATTGCACAATTAATCCAAAAACATTTTCCTGATTGGAGGAGAGTGTTAAATGAGTTGCAAAGATATTCTGCAAGTGGAAGAATTGATGAAGGATTGCTTGTAAATCTTGGCGACTTAAAAATGAAAGACCTTGCAGAGTTATTAAAGTCTCGCAAGTTTACTGAAATGAGAAAATGGGTAGTGGAGAATGTAGATAATGACCCAACTATTATTTTTAGAACTATTTACGATGGTTTGTATGAGCACCTCAATCACGCTTCTATTCCCCAGGCTGTCGTTACAATTGCTGACTATCAATACAAATCAGCGTTTGTTGCAGATCAAGAAATAAATCTGGTTGCATGTCTCACCGAATTGATGGTGGAGTGTGATTGGAAATGAGTTATGATTTGTTTAAAGATTATGTGCCAGCAATCTCTAGTACTAAAAAGAGATTGCTGGACACAGAAGATGAAATGTGGGAGAAGAATTATAAAGCATTTATGATAAATCGCAACTTCTCGTATCACCAAGATACGATTTTGTTTGCAAATGAAGTAAACCAATATCCGCTTATAGATAATAAACTTCAGTTTGATTATTTACTAAATAGTATACGTCCAAGAAAAAGATTTTCACCTTGGGCGAAAAAAAGTATCCATAGTGATCTAGATTATGTAAAAGAATATTATGGCTACAATAATGAGAGGGCAGAAGAAGCTCTTAAAATACTAAATGATGAACAAATTGAATATATAAAAAGCAAATTGAATAAAGGCGGATAGGAGAATGTTATGAGTATACTTGATACTTTAACAGAAGTTGAACTCAAGGATCAAGAAGATTTTCTTAAAATTAAAGAAACCTTGACACGGATTGGTGTTGCTTCAAGAAAAGATCGTAAACTTTATCAATCTTGCCACATTTTACATAAACAGGGTAAGTATTATATTGTGCATTTTAAAGAACTTTTTAAACTTGATGGAAAAAATTCTGATTTTTCGGATAACGATAGATCAAGAAGAAACGCAATTGTAAATTTACTCGAAGAATGGGGATTGATAAAAATTAGTAGGGCGGATAATTTTGATGCCGCTCCACTATCTCAGATAAAAGTTTTATCTCACAGAGAAAAGGATGAATGGGAATTAGTGCCCAAGTACAACATTGGACGTAAAAAATAAAATGAGTATTATATTATGGGAAAAAGAAGTGAATTTGAACATAGAAAAAATGATTTCTATCCAACACCAATGGATGCAGTTAAGCCATTAATTCCGTTTTTACCAAAAGAACATTTCAAATTTTATGAACCATGTGCCGGTGATGGTAGACTAGTAAATTATTTACAGTCTCTGTCGCCCGGCATTTCTGTTGGACATACAGATATCAACCCACAATGCGATTGGGTTGGCAAGAAAGATGCGTTTGATGTGGTAGTTCCTTTTAAAACAGATTTTATAATAACAAATCCACCTTGGTCTAGGTGGTTATTACATCCAATGATTATACACTTCTCCAAACAAGCACCAACATGGTTTTTGTTTGATGCAGACTGGATTCATACAAAACAAGCAGTTCCCTACTTGACAAAACTGAAAAAAGTTGTTAGTATAGGTAGAGTTAAATGGATAGAAAATAGTAAACATACCGGCAAAGATAATTCTTGTTGGTACTTATTCGACGATAGCGAAGGCGATACAATATTTTACCCTAACCCAAAGTGGAGATAAAAATGGCAAATAATGTTTATTCAAATTTTTGGATTTATGAAGGAAATGATGAAGTAAAGAAATGGTTTAAAGAAAAGTTAGATGGCCTTGTGATTCCAGAAGATGAAGTTGTTGATTTTGAATTATATAAACCAGTACATGAAATGTTTTGGTCTGATGTTAATGAAGAAGAAACTTCAACAAGATCTTGGTACATAGATAATATCGGCGCAAAATGGTGTAATGTTCAAGATATTGACGTTGAATCTATCTCTTGTTGTTCCGCATGGGATTATCCAGAATATTTTTATGTAAAGATTGCGGAAGAGGCCGAGAAAATTGACCCTAAAGTTATTTTTGCCGCAACATATGAGGATGAGATGCCAAACTTTTTTGGTTCTTCGGTTTTTTACGAAGGCGAAGTTTATGATAATTATATGATTGAATCGGATGAATATAGTAATGAAGGATTGAGTTTTTATTGGGATGAAGACGAAATGGGCGAAGAAGAGCCAGAAGATTGGGAGCCAAGTTGGGAACAAATGTGCGCCATTCAAGAAAATAGTATAGAAAATATTATTTATGATTTACGAGAGGAACAAGATGTCGAAACAAATTGATTTAAATTCTTATAAAAACTTTGTAGAGGGCGTCACAAGCCTGCAAAGTAATAGTACAAAGTTGTTTATTGATAATCTCGAAGAAACACAAAAACATTTAGATGTGTTTGATATCAATATGTCATTACTAATGACAAGTACTATTGGAATGTCAAGTGAATCTGGTGAGTTTGCGGAAATTGTAAAGAAATTGTTGTTTCAAGGCAAACCATTTACAGATCAAACAAAGGCACATTTAAAATCCGAATTGGGCGATGTGATTTGGTATTGGATAAATGCATGTAGGGCCATTGATGTGGATCCAAACGAAGTCATTGCGCAAAATGTTCAAAAGTTAGAGTCTAGATATCCTGGCGGTAAATTTGATGTTTATATGTCAGAAAATAGAAAAAGTGAAGATATTTAAATATTTTTTAGTATGACGCAAAAAAGTATACTAAATAATATGCGGGTCGCCTTATGGGACTCATAATTAACCTTGCTAAATATAGGAGGAAATAAAATGGTTAGGTTTACAACACAGCACTTCGATCCTTTTCTACGTAGTAGCATCGGCTTCGATCATTTACTCAGAGAATTAGATAATTCGGTCGCTTTCAAAGGTGATAATTATCCACCTTATAATATTATTAAAGGTGACGAAGAAACATATACAATTGAATTGGCGGTTTCTGGTTTCTCTGAAGATGAACTTTCTGTCGAAGTGAAAGAAAATACTTTGACGGTCACTGGTACAAAAACTGATATCGCAGATGTGGAATATCTACATAAAGGTATTGGTGGACGTAACTTTGAAAGAAAGTTTACACTCGCTGCTGACCTCGTAGTAACAGGTGCTGAAATCGTGAATGGAATTTTAACTATCAGTATGGAGTTAGTAGTTCCGGAACACAAAAAACCAAGGACTATTGAAATTGGTACTGTAAAAAAGTCAAAAAACAAAAAGTTTTTGGCTGAATAAATAAAAGGTGGGGGGAAACCCCCACTTTGAAAAAGGTGATAAAAATGGATACACATGAACAAATTATTGCACTTGTAGAACAATACAAGTTAGAAAATGAAAAATTTTCAACAGGAAACAAATCTGCCGGAATTAGAGCAAGAAAAGCGTTAATGGAGATTTCCAAATGCGTCAAATCTCGCAGGCAAGAAATTCAAGAAGAGAAAGAGTGGATTGTTAAATAATGAATGAACCACTCTATAGAATAAGAAAAAAATCACCAAGATTTGGTGATGTTGAATTTCAACCGGCACTTCCAAATGATAAACTTATGGAACAAATCTTAAATAATAAAGATATCATGATGAATCAAAATGCTGGTGATATTATGAGAAAAGTAATTGATATGGAATGGAAATATCTTGAAAGGAGAATAATTAAATGGTTGGGTGATACTCCAACTGCAAGAAAACTCCAATCAGATATAAAACAACATATCAAAGAAGAAAAGAAATGGATAGCAAAAGGAGCGAAAGTAAATGCAATTTAATTATGTACAAAGTCCCTTCATGAGGGCATTGATTAGAAAATACGAATTTGAAAGAGATGAAGCAATCGCAAATCTAAATGTATTCTTTTCTAATTCTTCTGGTGTTGCAGAACATAGTGATTTTGTTGGAACGATGGATAAATGGTTGACTCAACTATCAGACTCTGAAGGCAAACTAAAAAGTTTAGTTTCGCATTTTGCTAATCAGCCACAACCCACTGCAACCGCAACACCAACAGATCCACAAGAGGAAAGCTAATGTCTTTAACAGATACAAAAGTTGTCAGACTTATATCTGGTGAAGAATTGATGGGTATTGTTGAAGAAACTGATACACATTATAAAATCAAAGATGTGTGTCAAATCGCAACTTCATATGCCGATCCAACATCTGCAACTGCTAGGATTGGATTGGCCCCATTTTTACCGTACACAAACGCAAAAGATGGAATAGAAATTAAAAAAGATTTAGTTCTTTTTGTTCTAACTCCAGTAAATGAATTATTAAACGAATATAGCAAAGTATTTGGTAGTGGTTTGGTCCTGCCTTCTTCTACTAGTGTTAATACTATTAAGAAGGCAAAACCACAAGAACCCTCTGGAAATCATTCATTTGTCAAATTATAACTTGACAAATCACAAATAATATGATATTCTAGTTGAAATTATATTGAGGTTTTGATGCGTTTTTATACTAATGTGCAATGTGTTGGCAACAAAATACTATTAAGAGAAATCGATGATGGAAAGAGGCGAGAGGTCAAACTAGACTACTCGCCTACTCTTTTTATTAATTCTTCTAGGAAAAATACACCAACAAAACATAAGACTCTGTATGGCGAAAAAGTTTGGCCTTTGAAACAAGGCAGTATTAAAGAAGCAAGAGATTTTCTAAAAAAATATAGTGAAATCGAAGATGTAAAAATATACGGACATACTCAGTTTGTGTATCCATTTATTTCTGACACTTATCCGCAAGATATTGCATATGATATTTCTAAAGTCAATATTTGTAATATTGATATTGAGGTGGAGTGTGAACAAGGATTTCCAGAACCAATGCAGGCCATTGAGCGTGTTAACGCTATCACAATGAAAATGCATGGACAATATGTTGTTCTTGGTCTGGGTGATTGGGAAAATAAAGATGGATTGCCCGTAAAGTATTATAAGTTTTCAAACGAACTTGACCTGCTACGCAGTTTTCTAAACAT